ACTTCGCCCCTAATTGGCTCCTCCTGCGCGACAACTGAAAGCGCGACAACAGAGTCAAGTTCATCAATAACACCGTGCCCACGTAGATCCTCTTCGCAGCGAAAAGTAAGCCACGATGGTCCAGATAAAGGGTCAACACGAAACGCTGCGATATCACGACCAATACTTTTCGGCAGCGTCACCTTGCGAGACTCCAGCTCGGCGATGCGCTGCTTTAGTAGTCCGCGCTCACTGATTAACTTGGCTGCATGAACACGATGGTTATGCGTCAGCTCAGCAATGCGCGCCTTATCAGCCTCACGCTCTGCAAGCAGGTCGAGGATGGTTGCGGGGCTGGCTTGTTCGATGAAATCTGCATCAGATTCACAGATTTCCATAGCGTCTGGGTAGCGCGTCAACTGCTCCTGATCCCACCAGATTTCGCCATTCTCAGAGATTGCCTTCTCAGCAGCTGCTCTCAGCGCTGCGTATTTGTCGCTCATACAGCCTCCCTCTCTTCGAATCCGAAGTGGTTACAATTTGTTCCAATCTCTTGACGGAGGTAGGCAATAACTTTCTTCGCATCCTCTTCGGTCGGACATGAGCCAGCTGATTTAGGAACGACACCATCTTGAGAGCTCTGGAAGCCGATACTTCCCAATGGATAGTCATCATCAGGAAGGTTTGTGAGGTACATCTTTTTGCCGCCTTCTTGGCGATAAATCACAAATTCTTTGCTCATACAGCCTCCCCGGCGCGCAGCTTCGCGGCGAAGTCCTGAGCGGATTCTTTAGCGTGCGTCCAATAGCCTGCGTGAACCTTTAGAGAGCAAGACGAAGCTTTATCCGATGCAGCCTTCGCAAACATCTCCACCCCTTTAGCCATCTGCTCTCGCAGGAAGGCATCGGTGGCGGGGGTGTCTGGCAAGCATTGAGCGGCGTCGATATAGCTATCTCTGTCAGGGTCGATAACCCAGCAATCATTATCAATAAACGTTTTCAGCGTCGCATTCTCAGCCGCCAGCGCGTCGCGCTTGGCTTCGAGGGCTGCATAGTCGCTGTACCTGACCATATCGGTGCAGAAGCCTTCGCCCTTAATCGGTGGTGACAGCTCATCACTCATCACGGTATAGATTTTTACATCGCTCATGCTTTATCCCCTTTAATTTGCTCAATTCCTGACTGCGTGATGTGCCAGCGACGCTCCGGGTAGGAGTAGTTGCAGAGGCCTTTTTTGTTTAATGTGTTGCCGATGACGCTGGATTGATTTCGCTCATTAGCGCCGTTGAGGAGTGATACGAGGAAGCTGCGCTGTGGGTCGGTTAGTTTTTTCATACTGCGCCTTCCTCATAGATAATTTCCAGCTGCAACTTCTCAGCTAGCGCTTTCTCTGCCGTCGCGCCCGCCGACTTTTCCCAACCCTTCAGCATGTAGATGGCTTCCGCGCATCGCAGCATAGCCAGACAGATATCCATGTACTGTGGCTGTGTCAGGCCGTCAGGAAGGATTGCAGGCGTTAATACGATGTGGCCTTCGGTTATCAGCTCCAGCTCTGCATACTTGAATGCCGGCCGGTTAAATCTCGGCAATCCGCTCATTGGACCGGCGATGTAAATTTTCATACTCTCCCCTCCCTTGCGCTGCGAAGAAGGCTGTTAAACATGGCGTTGAGGTTGACCCCTTCGCATTTGGTCTCTGGCTTAACCCGACCACGTGGCGAAGGCGTATCGACAGCCATATATCGGTACTGCTTTTCAAATCCTTCCCGGCGGACGCGCTGGTCGAGAACCAGTTTGCTTAGCGTGCCGTTGACAGTGGATTTGTTAAGGCCAGTATCGGCTATGATGTCTGTTGAGTGGCAGCCGGGGTGAGCGGCAATGTAGCTAAGGATTTGTTGAAGGTAGGAAACTCGTTTCATCAGAAACCACCTTTCTTGTTTGGTTTTGACTCACGCTCAGCCGCACGGGCCCGGGCGCTGTCCTGGTCAATGTTGTAGATGATGCCGTTACGCTGCTCACAGTGGACTACGCCTGACTCACCATGACGGTTAAGCCGCAGGAGAAGTTCTGTCTCGCTCTGATTAACGTTCTCGTCGTAGGCACCTTCTCGGTAAATAGCCAGCCAGTAATCGCAGTCCTGCTCGATTTGTCCGGTATCACGAGAGTCGCTCGGAAGAGGTCGCTTGTTGGGTCGCTTCTCCAGATCGCGGTTAAGCTGTGTCAGGAGGACGACAACGCAATCAAGCTCTTTGGCAAGCATCTTCAGGCCTTTGGTAATCAGCCCATATGCCAGGTCGTTACGCTCAGCCTTTTCGGCGGTCATCAGGGTCAGGTAGTCAACGAGGATCATGCCCACCTTGCCCTTCTCACGCTTGATGCGGCGCGACTCAGCGATGATATGAGCCAGCCCGATTCCGGGTGTGTCATCGATGTAGAGGTTTTCCGTTCCGATTAGAGCACCCATAACATCGGTTGCCCGCTTCATGTCGTTATCCCAGTCGCCACGGTAGCCGTAGTCGTCCTTCTGCATGTCCGGGTAGAATACGTTCGGAGATACTCTGGCCTGCTGGGCGGTGATTTTCTCGACCATCTGGCTTTCGGGCATTTCCAGGGAGAACATGAGAGCCGGTTCTTTTTCGACAGTTACGCAGTTAACGCCCATCTGCGTGTAGAGCGTTGTTTTCCCCATCTTCGGCCTTGCGCCGACGACGAACAGACTGCCGCGCACGATGCGTTTGACGCCGAGCAGATCATCAAGTGCCGGCACACCCGAAGACAGACCGCGAGCCTTTCCATCTGGCTTCATGCGTTCGTCAAATCCTTCTGACCAGTCTGAAACAGCGTCACCGAAAGACCTCAGTCCACGGCGGCTACCTGTTTTTGCGTGGTCGGTGATCTGTGTGAAGATTGACTGTACCGCTTCAAACTTCTCGGCAGCTGACATGCCGTTGCGGGCGTACATCAGCTCAGTGGCCTCCGTCATGCGCTGAATGCCGTAGCGCTCCATGGCTGTCTCTCTGACGCGCATAGCGTAGGCGACGATGTTCGCAGCGCTTGGCGTGTTCTTGGACAGCTCAGCCAGGTAAGCGAATCCACCCACCGAATCGGCAAGGGCTTTGCTTTGCAGCACATCGAACAGGGTCAGCAGATCGACAGGCTTTTGCGTCCGGTACATCTGCATCATCTCGGCATAGATAACCTGATGTGGACGGGTGTAGAAGGATTCCGGCTTGAGTATCGAGAGGACTTTCTGGACGCGCTCACTGTTGTCGTCGTCGAGCATCATGCCGCCAAGGACGCTCTGCTCTGACTCAATGCTTTGCGGGACAAGGTTCAGCATGTCAGTCATAGCGCGCCCTCTCTGGTTTTCATGAGAGTGTCTGAACGGAGCAGATAATCAAAACTTGCTCTCCAGCCACGGTCGTTATCACCAAAGTAAAACTGCCTGGCAGTGCTGAAGAACGCCTCGAAGTACAGAGATGCGGCTTCGACGGTCGGCTCTTTCAGCTCACCGAGCAGGCGCTTGATATCGCGCTTGCGTTTGGCATTCAGTGATTCAGCGAGAGGCAGCTTTCCGTCCGCCAGTTCGTTGTAAGACTGCATGACGGCTTCGTAGGGAGTAGGCTTGCTTCGAGAAGATTTTTTATCATCCCGCTCACTTACCTCCGAAGGGGGTAAGGGGGTGTTTTCTTTTTTCTTTTGAATAGTTTCTTTTGTGTGACTCTGTTTTGGTGACATGCCTGTCACCGTTTTGGTGACACTTTCTGTCATCAATTTAGTGACATTATCACCAGAGTAGTGACACCCTTCTATTTGCCAATCTGCGATGTTTTTATTAGGGCCAATCTGGTGACCCTCTCGCACGATAACTTTCATTGCGATCAGCTCATTCTTGGCCTTGTTAACTTTCTGTCTTGGAAGCCGGGTAAGTTGAGATAACTGGCTGTCAGATATGCGATCCAGCTTCTTGCCGAAGCCGTAAGTTTTACGGCAAATGGCATGAGCAACCTTGCTCTGGTTTTTCGTTAAATCTGCGCCTATCAGCTCGTCATACAGGGCATTTGCAAGACGGGTATATCCATCTTCAAGTTCTGCCACACGACGCTCCACAGGCCGCTGTGATGGCCTTAATTGTGTTACTGTTGCGAGATTACTCATGACCTTTACCTCTAAATAAATTTTTTACCTTTTCCCACTCAGCCCGGAATCGACCAGGCTGTTTGAAGGCAGATAGGTAACGATCACGCTTAATTGTTTTGTGCAAATCTTCGGCTGGGCTGAGTGCTTTTTTCATGCCTCTTCCCACCCTGACTCTTTGAGCCATTCGCGATATTCAGTGAGGATTTTGGAAGCCTCGGCACCCTGCATTTCGCCGTCAGCTACTAGCTGGAGAAACTGGCGAGCTTTTGACGCACTAAACTGCGGCAGCGCGGCGCTACGGGTCAGCTTCTTCTTACCCGCTGCCTTTGCCTTGCTCATCTGCTCTACTGCAACAGAGGCAGCCTGTGGGCCATGCTCACGCGACAATGCCACGGCGGTAGTCGGTGCTATCTCGCCGGCTTTCACCATCGCGATAAGCTCTTCGCCGCAGGCCAGTAACTGGAGATGGTGATCCACATCAGCTGTTGAGCGTTTCACCTTCTTCGCAATCTCTGACGGCTCCCACCCCTGATTAGCCAGGCGCTGATAGGCAACTGCACGTTCCAGAGGTGATAGCGGCTTACCCTGTGAACTGGTCACCATGAAAGCGATGCGATCAGCTTCGGTGCCGATAAAGTCTTTGCACTCTAGGCGGGCAATTTCATGACCAGATTCAGTCGCCAGCTTGGCACCGTAGTAGCGGTGGTGCCCGTCAACTACCTTGATACCCTGCTCAGTAACCTCTACTGCGAGAGGAGGCACAAACTCACCGGCGATAAAGGCGTCGCGGAACTCCTCAGCGTGCTGCTGATCTATTTCGCGAACGTTGTAGCCGGGCTCGACGTAAATCTCAGACAGAGGAACCAGAAACGTTTTCTTAACAGTCGTTTCGGTGCCGTTCTTGTCTTTTTGCTTGTAAAGTTGGGATAGTGAACTCATAATTGCTCCTGTGATTTGATCCAGTCATTTCGCATCAGGCCCTTTGAAGTTACCGCTTCAGGGGCTTTTTCTTTTTCATTTTCCATCTCTTACCCAAGACGATTTTGCTAATCGTCGCCTGTCCTACTCCGAACTTTTTACCCAGCGCAGTTCCACCGAACTCCGGATGCCTCGGGATGTAAGTTGCGATGATTTCCTCTACCTGTTCGGCAGTTAACTTTGAATGGCCATTGCATTCACCACTGGCAGACCTTCCGCGGGCAACTCTGTCCATGACGTTATCCATTGGGGTGCCTGTCTCTAAGTGCGTAGGGTTAATGCAGGATGGGTTGTCGCATCGATGCCTTATCACAAGGTCTTCGATTTCCTTAAGCGTCAAACCAACGGCAACGCAGTAAGCAAATCTGTGAGCAAGAATGACTTCGCCTTTCACGGTCAATCTTCCGTAGCCTTTGCTATTCTTCGCTCCTGTCCAAATGAGGCAGTCGCTTCTATCTGCATTTTGTAAAATATCTAGCATTAGGCCTCCATAATGTTTTGCGCGCAGCTCGGGGCTTTTTCATTTGTTAGGATCTGCGCTACCTGCTTGGCAAGCCGGGCCATGTCGTCGTCAACTACCCCCCATTGCAGCTCTGCAAGTAACATTGCCATCTTTGGCACCATGCTTTCTTTCCAGCGGGTTACGCTCGACTTATCGACGCCAAGAGCTTTAGCAATGTTGGTTACACCCCGGAGCGCCATTTGATTTAGCAGCCAGGTTTCAATTCGTCGTGCCTCGCATTTGTTGCGTGATGTTGAATGTTCCATTTGTGATACTTCCTGTTAGTTCAATTCGTTTAGTTAATATGTGTTTAGGCCTTGCCCAGTGCGGACAAAGCCAGAAATTTTGACTTTTTAGTGATCGCTTTTTCAGCGAGAGATGTGTAAGAGCGGGTAGAGCTTAAGCTGCGGTGTTTGTGTCCATATACCGCTGCGGGTAGAGGATCTGCATTTCGGTAATTTCACCCTTGAAGAAGCGTGCCAGCTTCTCTGCTGTTTCTAGTGAAGTCACCTGCTTGCCTCGCTCGATACGGCTTAGGTTTCCAACATCAATCTGAGTGGCTAATGAAACCTCAGCGATCGTGAGTCCTTTCTCTACACGCATCTTTCGTAATGGCGTATGCATAATGGTATCTCCTTAATGCGTACAACGCATATTAATACATACGGAAAATTTGCGCAAGGCGCTTTGCGGGAAACGCATAAAATGTTTTTTAATGACGATATGAAAGTTGGAGAGCGCGTTCGCCTATTCCGCAAGGCGAAGAAAATGACACTGAACGAGCTGGCGTTGCTTGCGGATAGCGACGTGGGGAATCTTTCGCGCCTAGAACGGGGCGTGCAGGGTTATAGCGATAACCAAATCAGGAAAATTGCAAAAGCTCTCGAAGTACCCGTTTCTGAGCTATTCTCTTCTCAAGATGTTAATGATACTGTAGATTCATACAGTGTTAATTCGCTATCGAAAGAAGGGAGGAAAGATGTGTATAGAGTTGATGTCCTTGATGTTTCTGCGAGCGCCGGAGCAGGCTCACCGTCTAAAGATGTTGTGGAAGTTGTCCGTTCAATAGAGTACGTCCCTGACCAGGCTAAGGTCATATTTGGAAACCGACCGGAATCTACAGTGAAGTTGATTAATGTCCGGGGTGATAGCATGCAGGGCACTATTGAGCCGGGGGACTTGATATTCGTAGACGTAAGCGTCAGCTATTTTGACGGGGATGGAATTTACGTTTTCGACTTCAATGGTGACATGTACGTTAAGCGCCTACAGAGAGTTAAGTCAGATCTCTATGTCATATCTGACAACCCTAAATATAAAGAGTGGACAATAACAGATGAAGAAATGTCCATGCTCCACGTCTCTGGACGAGTAATGTTGAGTCAGTCACAACAGTTCAGACGACACGGTTAACACCTACCAGCCCGCTTTATGCGGGCTTTTTTGTGCCCTTCACATTTTATAACGCATTTTCACGCAAATTTATTTCTATTACAAATCATACGCATATGTTCTTTTAGGACAAAAGACGTCATTTAAATTCTATTATGCGCTTGACGCATTTGCGCTCAACGCATATCTTAATCCCATCAGCAGGACGCACCACTCACCAGGACGGTGAAGCTCTTAAAAATCTGGCGCTGAAAAAGCGCAGTGTTCAAAGCAGAAAGCTTTGGGTAGGTCAGATATGTGACCTGGCGGGATTAACGATGTGGTGCCGCCCTGACCTACACCAAAGCTAACTGACAGGAGGATGTATGAACGCACAAGATCGTCGCCGTGACCGCCGCGCTGAGAAACAGGCTGAGTGGAAAGCTGCAAACCCCCTGTTAGTTGGGGTGAGCGCTAAGCCTGATACCCGCCCGGTGCTGTCACTGAGCCGTAAGCCGAAATCACGCGTAGAAGCCGCTATGAACCCGATTGACCTCACAGGGCTGGCAGAGTATCGCGAGCAGCTGGAAAGCCGTGCTAACGCCGCTGAGAAGCGTAATCACAAGGTCTGGTACAGCAAGCCAGGCGAGCGCGGAGTTACCTGTGTCGGCCGGCAGAAGCAGAAAGGCAAATCTATCCCTCTCATCTGAGGTGATCCATGAAAAACGCCATTCGTTGCCCGGTGTGCGGTGAGGTATTCGACCCACGCACTCCGGTATGTCACATCAGCAAGTATCACAAAGGCGCTACAGAGCATCAGCTGAGACAGATACGTGATGCCCGGCGTCAGCATTTCACCAGCAGCTCCTTAGGGGCTGACGGCAAATCTACTCCACATCATTGAGGTAATAGCAATGGATCGTTTTGCAAAGCTTTTCGAAGGTCACGGAAGGCAGATTCTTGTCAAGAAAGGTGAAAACAGTGATGGAGACTACGCGCTCAACATATCGACAATGTTCGATGGTGCTGAGATGTGCTTTCACCTCGGTTTCGGAGACAACGAATCGGCTTTGGATCACGCCTTCGAAACTTTCACGCAAGAGCAAGCTGATGTATTTGGCAGGAAGTTTGAAGGCCAAAATAACGCGTTTGAAGCTTTCAAGATGCTAACAGGTGTCGATGAAGACGATGAATAACGCCGCCTGAGCGCGGCTTTCACAGGTAGAGGGGGAGAGGATGAGCAAAACGGTCGAAGATTGTTATGCACCGTATGTACTGAAGTTTCTTGAAGATAACTGGCATGAATTCGTTGATGAGCTGGCTACCAACTACGACGAAGATGCTGAGGATATCGCAGAGGAGATTTGCAGTAGCCTTCGGTAACCACACCCGCTCCGGCGGGTTTTTCATGCCCAAAACAAAAGCCTGCTCACGAGTGGGCTTCTTTTTTGGTAACGACACGCTAGTTCTGTTCAACGTTCCGCGCCGCGGCGATAAGCGGGGAGATATGTATGGCTAAGCATTGCGAAAACTGCGGGTGCGCTATCCGCTCAGGTTATTGCACAAACTGTCATGAAGAGGCTTACATCGCTTTCGTGCAGGCTCCGGAGATGGACTTTAGCGAAGACTTTATGCGTAAGGCATGGCAGCAGGATTCAGAGCGCTCCAATGACCGGGAGGAATCATGACCGTCACCCACAACAACAAGCCCTACAGCGTCACACCGCTGGCCTGTGGCTATAAATGGCGATTAACTCAGGTTGGCTCGCCACTCAATTCTGAAGTCCGCAATCGTGACCAGATGATTAGAGCTGGTCTTGGTCATGCAATGGAGGGGAAGTGATGAAGCTGATTGAGGTTTTGGTGCGTTACCTGCCAGAAAGTGGCGGCTGGCCTGTGTGGGCTACAAGGGCAAGGCAGTCCCAGTGGGACACTGCAATATATATTTCCAATGAGGGGGACTTGAAAGGAGGTGCGGGAATATTTGATTTCGGCATTCGGGCTGATGACTGTTCATTTGAAACTGGTGATCATGTCACCCGGCAGCAATACGAAGCAGCTCTCGCTGCCAGCAAAGAGATGCTCATCAATAAGCCGGTAGCGTGGGATGGGCAGGGATTGCCGCCATTAGGTTGTGTCTGTGAGATTAATGACCCAATTTATAATGCCGGAACAAAGGTGCGAGTATTGTGCCATGACGAGCGCGCTGCGGTATGTCGCATTTTAGAAGGTGACAGATTGCATTCACTTTGCCAATTAGAAGCAACAGAAATCAGACCCATCCGCACCGAAGCAGAGCGTAAGCGCGATGCGGCCGTTACAGCCATGAAGCAGCTGAACATCGGCGACTACGATGACCCTAGAATCATCTACGATGCCATCGCAGCAGGAAAAATCCCCGGAGTAAAACTGGAGGCTCCAGATGACCATTAACCACCAGTTACTCCGTCAGGCTCAGCAGAAAGCCCGTGACGCCCGAGAGCAGCGCAACGGACTCAAGTGGATGGAAGCCAACGAAGAGATGAAGAAAGCCGCTGGTATGCCGTGGTATAGAGGTAATGGAAATCAGCGCGGAGGCGATTATGGACAAATTTAAGGGTACTCGTGGTCCTTGGTTTGTTAGCAATGAGGGTGTCTTGCTCGTGCGCGACGAATCAGGTCTCTCTATTGTTGCGAAATATATTGGATACCCGAATGACGATGAAGAAGTCGCAAATGCCAACCTCATCGCCTCAGCGCCTGAGTTACTGGAATCTCTGCAACTCATAATCGCTGAGCAGACCGGCACAGACAAGTCATGCGGTCATAATGGGTTCACTTGTCTTTGCGCTTACAACAAATCCCGCGCCGCCATCTCCAAAGCTCTCGGCAAGTAACTCCCCTACCCCAATCATTCAACCATCCCGGCACCACGCAGGCGGGATAGTCACATCATAAATTCAGGTGACCTATGAAAATTAAATGCAAATGCGACTCTGTGCATGGCTATCTCGACAGCCAGCGCAATCAGGTAGTCGAGCTGGAAGGTGTTGTGCTAGATGGCACCGTAGACACCCGCGAGGTTCTTATGCAGCTGGACGGCGCTGTGGTTCTGGAATGGATGGCAGAGCAAGGCTACACGGTAATTGCGCAGGAGCAGGCAGCATGAGCGCGTTAGAGAAGTGGGACGACGATGCGTTTGTGCGGCTGATGCAGGATGTGATCGCCGACTCCGAAGAGAGAAACGAGCAGCCAGTAAATCTGGATGCAGAGCGGCGCAACCCGGTCATTAGCTGGGATGAATTCGCCGGCAACTTTAACTAAGAGATGAAACCATGAAATTCGAAAAAGCCATGAGAAAGAAAGCCAGACTACGGTTGGCACTTACCGGGCCTAGCGGTTCAGGAAAAACGTACAGCGCACTGCTGGTTGCGAAAGGTATCGGCGGCCGCATTGCTGTGCTGGATACAGAGAAAGGCAGCGCCTCCCTCTACTCTGACGTTGCTGACTTTGATGTGCTGGAGCTGGAGCCGCCATTCGCACCTGAGCGATTCATTGAAGCGATATCAGCGGCTGAGCAGGCGGGTTATGACACGTTGGTGCTGGACAGCATTACGCATGAATGGAGCGGCGTAGGCGGCTGTCTGGAGTTAGTGGATACGATTGCAAAGGCTAAGTTTCGTGGTAACTCATGGTCAGCCTGGAGTGAGATTAACCCGCGCCATCGCCTGTTCCTTGATGCAATTCTTCGCTCCCCGATGCACATCATCGCCACTATGCGCAGCAAGACGGAAACTGCCCAGGTGGAAGAAAACGGGCGCAAGAAGGTTGCCAAGCTTGGCATGAAGTCAGAGCAGCGTGATGGCGTGGAGTACGAGTTCACTACCGTATTGGATATCGGCCATGAAACGCATCATGCGATCGCCAGCAAGGACAGAACAAAGCTATTCAGCAATGCCGACCCGGTGGTGCTGAGTGAGCAGACAGGCAAGCAATTACTCAACTGGCTTGAATCTGGCGCAGACCCGCGGGAAGAGGCTTTGAAGCAGTTCGTCACAGACGCATCGGCGGCGCAGTCAATGGAATCGCTTAAGCCGATGTTTGAAGAGGCATGGAGAACTCTTCGCGGTTCTGAATATCAGGCTAAAGCGAAAGAAGTATACGACCTGCGTAAGTCGGAGCTTGAGCCATCAGATGAGGCTGCGTAATGGAGTATCGCAGCCGCAGAGGAAATCAGGTAACCCTCGGCCAGGGATGGCAACCCGAGGATGTAAGAATGCTCGATGAGCTTGCTGGTCGCGTAAAAGCAAAGCTTATTGCCCGCCAGATGAATAGATCCTACGAATCAGTCCGCCAGATGGCTAAGCGCCTGAGCATCAGCCTGAAAATTAAATAATCACTGGAACATCCAATGAACACCTCTTCACTCGGGGCGGGTTATCTGCGCCCAAGAAAAACCTCCGGCACCAAAGAAGAGGTGCTGGCTCGCTTATGTGCAACCCTGGATAAAACGCTAGGCACTCAATATGAGGTCGAGAGCAAAGACCAGCGTCAGCTGCGGCTCATGGATGAGCTGTGGGCTAATCGGATATGGCAGGACAACTATGAGGCGTCGTTCCGGCCAGCGTGGCAGACGGTTGGGCCGATGCAGCCTGATTACACCGAAGAACGTCGCTGGAAGGGCCGATACGGACATACCCGCATGGACTAGCGAATCAGAAAATCTGGAGGACATTGCATTGAAACATGTTCACGACGATATCCGTGTAGGAGGAGTAACCCTTCCCTACATCCATAAGAGCCAGGGATGGCTTAAGCCAGATGGAAAGGTAACCCGTAACCCTCTGATAGCTCAGAAGGTGGCTGAAAAAGAAAACATCCGAAGGGGAAATCCGCCGAGGTGCATATGACTGATTACTCCTTTGGCACATCCACTCCGGCAGAGCATCGTGATTTGTGGGCCACTCCGCCCGCCATCTTCGAAGCGATGAATGCCGAGTTTTGCTTCCAGCTGGATGCGGCAGCTTCAGCCAACAACAGGCTGTGCGATAAGTTCATCAGCGCCGAGCAGAACACGCTCGTCACTCCATGGAGTGAATTCGTGGAGGCTGGATGGTATGCATGGATGAACCCACCTTACAGCGATATCGGCCCGTTTATCAGGAAGGCGGCGGCGGAGAGTGAGAACCTGATAGGCACTGTGATGCTGCTGCCTGCAGATACATCCGTTGGCTGGTTCCGGGAGGCTATCGAAACTGCCAGCGAAGTTCGCTTCATCACTGCCGGCAGGCTGGCATTCATCAACCCGGTCACCGGCAAGCCTGTATCTGGTAACAACAAAGGGTCGATGTTCATCATCTGGCGACCATACCCCCGCACGCGCTGCCACTTCGCAACTGTAGAGCGGGATGAACTAATTAAATCTGGTGCGAGGGTTATCGCACTTAGGGAGGCAAAGTGAGAAGCGAGCAAGCAACTTATTTTTCCGTATGCATCGGCGGCAAGCAAAGCAAAGGTGCCATGCCAACCAAGGAAGAGCTAATGCAACGCAACAGCTTTCCTTCAGTCAACCAAAACCGGCACCTGGATAAGATGCTGAAAAAAGAAAGGTGTTCGTGATGGATTACAGCAAAATGTCAGATTTTGAGATTAACTGCGGAGTTGCTCGTGCGGCAGGACTTGAGGGATTGATGTTTTTTGGTGTTGATTCCTCTTTCTGCGCCGGTCCGGTATGGAATGTTCCGTCAGGGATAAGTGACGATGGGTTTAGTGTATCCAGAGGCAACCCATTTAACCCCTGCAACAACCCCGCTGACGCATGGCCGATTATCACTGAGCACAGAATTATGCTTAATCCGTACTGTGCAGACGAATTGTGGAAATGTGAGGTGCCATGTCTGTTTGATGGATTCATGACAACCTATGCAGCCGCATACGACAAAAACCCACTCCGTGCCGCGATGGTGGTGTACCTCATGATGCAGGAAGCCAAATGAGCAATCCAATTACTGTAGGTCTGAGCACTATAACCAACACGATTTTCGCCGGACGAAGCAAAGAGCGCAAAGGTTTGGCTCCTGGTTCAAGGCAGTGGGTTGGCGAAAGATTTGACGTCACCGACGATGCTTGCCATGCCGTAGCTATGCACCTCATGAAGGCCGGTGAAACTGTGGTGTACGACCTTCCGGACGGTAAAGAATTGCACCTCAAGGTTGAAATTCAGGAGGCCAAATGAGCGAGCGCGATCAGTTTGAGGCGTGGGCATGCAAAATTTACGACACTCGCTTACTGAAAGGTAATGACGGGAATTATCTCGGTCAGGTTTTGCAGCAGATGTGGGAGGCATGGCAGGCCAGCAGGGAGGCATTGAAGGCTGAGCAGGAAGGCTCATGGATAGCGTGCAGAGAGCGGATGCCTGATGACAATCCCGAGATAGAGGTTCTCGCCTGCTTCACCGGCGGTGATATTTCGACCCTGTATTATTCAGATGGTGGATGGGATGATGCTTATGGGATATGCCCTATCCGGCAAGATGTTACCCACTGGCAACCACTCCCAGCCCCACCCTCTCAACCTCACACCATAGACACAACATCTCAGCAGTATGAAACTCTGGCGAAAGGAGAATAGCGATGGGCAAGATGACATTCGTAGTTGAGTTTGAGGACAGTAACGAGCCTGCCGTACATTCCAGAATGAACATACTTGGCGGAGAGCTTGTGAGTGTGGCATGGAAAAACGCTCTACAATCAAATGTTTTTTTGGTTTCTGAATCCCTTCCTGCGCCTGATGAATCGGTTTTGCTTTTTGACAGTAACGGAGAAGGTTGGGTTATTGGTTGGCGTTCTGTTTGGCTTTCTGAATGCCTGAAAGAAACAGACGATTGGGAATGGAGTTACCAAATTGAAAGGCTCGATGATGAGGATATGATAATCACTCATTGGTCGCCGATCCCAGCGGTTCCGTAAGAATCTTGACACACAGCAAGGTTAATAAAAGTAGTGCCGATGTAAAATTGGATCCTTTTTACCTTAACAGAAAGGTTTTCCTATGACTTACGGAGTCCCAACAACTTGCCCTAAGTGCGGTTCAAGCAGAGTGGCCAAAGAACGAATTATGGGTGCACAGACTGGTGACTGGGTTTGTGGGAAGTGCGGTGAATCTGCGCAGATCAAAAGACCGCCAGAGGAACCAAAGGAAGCACCTGAAAAAAAATAGTCAGCAGAATCATATTGAATTCCAAACCCGCCAAGTGCGGGTTTTTTATTGCCCGGAGGAAAAGTGGAACAATACAGCCTCACACTCGATGAGGCCTGCGCCATGCTCGGCATATCCAGACCTACCGCTACCAACTGGATCCGCTCAGGACGGTTACAGGCCACCCGCAAAGACCCCGCTAAACCAAAATCCCCTTACCTTACCACTCGCCAGGCGTGCATTGCAGCCCTGCGCTCTCCGCTGCATACTGTCGCCGTGAGCGCGGGTGATGGCATAACAGAGGAATCAAAATGTCACTCTTCCGCAGAGGTGAAATCTGGTACGCATCGTACTCGCTCCCGGGCGGGAAGCGAATTAAGGAAAGCCTTGGGACTACCGACAAGCGGCTCGCTACTGAGCTACATGACAAGCGCAAAGCTGAACTGTGGCGAGTAGACCGGCTGGGAGATTTTCCTGATGTCACATTTGATGACGTTTGTCTGAGGTGGCTTGAGGAGAAAGCAGAGAAGAAGTCTATCAAGGATGATCAAAGCAGAATGGCTTTCTGGCTGGCGCACTTTGAAGGCGTAAGACTTAAGGATATCACTGAGCAGAAAATCTATGCGGCGGTCAGCAAGATGAGCAACCGCAAAAACCTGGAGAAATGGAAGATTCAGGCACAAGTCGCTCAGAGGAAGGGCCTGCCTATTCCCGACTATTCAGCAAGGCCGGTTACCACCGCAACTAAGGCGAAGCACCTGGCGCTAATGAAAGCTATTCTGCGCGCCGCAGAGCGTGACTGGAAGTGGCTGGAAAAGGCTCCGGTTATCAAGGTGCCTTCGGTAAGGAATAAACGTGTTCGGTGGCTTGAGCGTGATGAGGCAATAAGGTTGATTGATGAATGTCCGGAACCGCTAAAGTCGGTAGTAAGGTTTGCACTGGCTACCGGTCTTAGGCGGTCGAACATCATCAATCTGGAGTGGCAGCATATCGACATGCAGCGTCGTGTTGCCTGGGTGAATCCAGAGGACAGCAAATCAAACAGAGCTATTGGCGTAGCCCTGAATGATACAGCCTGCCGGGTGTTGCGTGAACAGATAGGTAACCACAGCAAATGGGTATTTGTTCACAGGAAGGCGGGTCACCGTCCAGACGGATCTGTAACAGAGGCAGTCAGGAAAATGCGGGTTGACGATCAGAATGCATGGAATGCTGCCTGCCGGCGGGCGGGGATTGAAGACTTCCGTTTCCACGACCTGAGACATACCTGGGCCAGTTGGCTGATACAGTCAGGAGTGCCGTTATCTGTCCTGCAGGAAATGGGCGGATGGGAGTCTATTGAAATGGTGCGCCGGTATGCTCATCTGGCACCCAATCACCTTACCGAACATGCGAGGCAAATTGACTCGATTTTGGGGGTTGATGTCCCAAATATGTCCCACATGGAATTTAAGGAGGAAGTGAATAAAGCGTAAGTCATTGAATACTAATGGCACGCCCTACAGGATTCGAACCTGTGACCTACGGCTTA